TGTACATATTCCTCCTCACCTTTATTCTTTGGTGCAATCGATCTGATTAAAAGAACATTACTTTCTGTAGTAACTTCAATTTGTTCCTGTGCCCACCCTGCCAATGCTAATTCGATTCTCCATTTGATATTAGATTCTTGAACAATATTGTATGGAGGATATGCTTCATTAACACTTCCCATCCCGTAGGAATGTAGTCTGTAAAACAGATCATCAAATCCTACTGAGTATTTTTCTGCAGCATCTACCACTGCATTAAGATCTTTCGTCGTGAACTTTCTAAGTCCCGTCATTTGTTATGCTCCTAATTAAAGCGAGTTTGTTGTGTGGTCCCCAAAGGCAACCAATATTATTTAACAAGTATCCAGTTTAATTCATTGTGTAATATCCCGAACCTCTGTGTAAGGAATACCTCACCTACATATAGATATACCAATACGAATGGAAACATGACTAAGTTCATTCCTCTCGTTATGCTTTTATTGACTGCGCCTGCTTATGCTGACATGACCACACGGATGTCTAGTAGTGTGCAACTACAAGTAGATCAACCATCTTTAACTACAAACAGAATTTCTTCAGCATATTCGGTGAATGGTAATAACATCACACCATCTACTGTCGGAGGATTAGGTACTTTAAGTGCAGGTTCTGCTGTTGGGTATACACCAACTTCATATGGACTTACTACTGATGGTTCGGCATATACATTTAGCGAATCGTTTATTGAAGGTGATGCAACAACTACGGTACAATCATCTCTGAGTAGCGGAGTAATTGATGCTCCTGTTCTTCACGGCAACTCAACTAGTTTTCTTGGTGGTACTGCTGGTTCACTAGCAGGTACTATTGATACTGCAGGTACTATCGGTTTGACGGCTGGTGGTGCTGGTACATCTGCAACGGGACAATTTGTGACGGAGATCACGATTCGTTAGGAAAGGTAAATGAAGAAACTCATTGTGGGTGTAGCAACACTATCATTTATATCACCCATTTCTGTATATGCAGTCCCTGTAGTACCAAATTTCACTCAGGGAAGTATGAGCAGTCACACGGAAACAACCAGTAAGGTTACCGAAACTATTAATAGTATGGATTATCAAACTGGTTGGCAATATTCAGTTACAGGTAAAAACATACAAACAAATTCTCCTTTATCTCCCTCGGGGGTCGATAAACAAACACAGACTATTAATGGAGTGAATTCAACATGGACAGGATTGAAATCAACAGAGAGACCACAGTGGAACCTAATAAAACCAGGAGCAGCATTTCAGTTCACCGAAACTTATTCTGGCCCTGGATTAAGCAACCACACGATGATACAAAGAGAAACGGTCATCGAAAGCGTGACCGATACTACAAGTATATTCCAGCAATAATTGCTACATTAATAGCATCACCAGTTAATGCTGAAACCATTGGAGGTGTATCAGCAACAGCATCCCCCGTTGCGAATAGCTCTGGCTCAGTTACCAATCAAGCCATTCAGGTTTTACAAGGACCATACATTACTAACACTTATGGATCTGGAATCCAGTGTCAGGGTGCAACGTTAAATATGACTCCGTATGTGACTGGTAATGTGTCAGCACAAAAACCATATGAACCATACTTTAATGACCCAGTATATGATATCAGTGATAACTTTGGTGCTCTAGATGATGATGGAAATGATATTGGGGATGGGATTATTGATAATCCTGGCCGAATTCTTTTTCGCAAGAGCACCCGAACTGGTCAAAAAGATAATTATAATCTGAGTCTAGGTTTTTCTGCTACGTGGTCACGACCACTAGACAAGAAACTACAAGAACAATGTAAAGAGGCAGCACAAGCAAGCATCGATATGATGACACAGTTGACTGCTAATAAAAGATTAGATTTTGAGATTGGAAGATTAAAAAATTGTGGAGAATTGATGAAGGCAGGAATCAGCTTTGCTCCTGGTACAAGATATGCTGCTATATGTTCAGATGTTATAGTTCAAAATATCAATCTAATTTCGCCACATAGACATTCTATCCCTTCTTCTTCCTCTTCGGGAACACAGAACGAAGAACGCGAATCGCCGCACTCCTCTGACGCTGCTCATCTTGGCGGTCCTTTACAGACAAAACTGGGGGATTCTTACCCCGTAAGGTCGCAATCTTCTTCACCACTTTCTTCGTCACAGGTTTCACCACTTTTAACAAAAGATCAGCAAAAGGTTTTGCGAGCAGTGCAGAGGTCGTCGCAACAAGTGCAATAGATGCTGTAGCAGTTACTAATCCAGCATTAGGTATATTACCAACAATCTGATCTGGAATGGTAAGTGGTTCTGTTACCATCAAACACTCTTTACCTACTAGTTCATACCCAGTAATTTTCGTATCACCCTCTAGGATCTTTCCTACAGGGTTTTTTAATTGCTGTTCTCTAGTTGGACACTCTTGTTTTGGTAATGGGGGTATTGGGGGTTTAGGAATTTCAGGTACTTTTAATTCAGGTGTAGCATCCTCGGGTCTACGAGTATCTACTTTTGGTACTGGAGTTTTAAGTATTTGATCAGGTTCAAATAGAATAGGATTGAATGATGGTTGTTGACCGTCACAATATATCCTTACACCAGCCTCATCATCAGTACGAATGTTTTGGTTTTTACCATCCTGTTGTTCATGTGCTTCTACACATCCAGGAATGTTGATAATAGGTACGCCAATAGTTTCAGTTACAGGAACGACAGGAGGAATCGCTTGGGGTGGTGATAATAACCAATCGGGTGTATCGGGAATTTGGTTGATCCGTACACCAATATCTCTTACCCCAATATCAGGTATGCCCATCAGCAGTCATTAAATACACTGCCCACTGTAGACCCCAGAGAAGACCCCGCCTTCTGTCCTAGGAGCAATGCCCATCCACCTGCCAACCAACCCACGTAGGGGATGCTAGCGACTGCTGGAACAGCAAGACCAGCAGCGATGCTAGTTCCTGCCATCGCACCTTGTGACCGTGCTCCAGCGTCCGCCACTAAACACTCTGCTTCTTTTGCAGTCAACTTTCCCTCATCATCTGTTGCACCTCCCATATTTCTGGTGCCTTCCATAGTGAACTGATCGCTACGATACTCACGACGGTTCTCGTATTTATTACCACCAAAGAAACCACTTTGATTTTTTTGAAGTTCTAAGGATTTCTCCGACTGTAGAACTTTAGGATCATTTGCACGATACTCAATTTCATATCCATCCTTACCTGCTTTAATAGTATAGGATGAATAAGGACCCCGAGGAATATTAATTGTAGGAACCTGAGGAACTTTTGGTTCTTCTGGTTTATGAATTACATAACCCAACAAACCAACATGTGCTAAAGCAAATACAGATCCTAGAGCAAGAGCAATAGTTTTAACTGGTGACTTGCTCGGCACTTGCGCGGCGACTTGCTCGGTGACTTGCTCGGTCTCTTTTTTCTCGGGGTTGAATATACTCATGGTTAGAATGGAATTGCTCCACCTGTTGCTTGAGGCATCTCAGGCATTTCTGGCATTGCCGAATCGACCATACCAGGGAGAGCACCAGTAAGTGCCTCAGCAGCGGCTGCTGCAACCTGTTCTTTTGCAGATTCTATCAATGAATCTTTGTTTAGATACACAAAAGTTCCGCCGCCAATGATGCCAGAGACACCAACGAACGACAGAACTGATAGTATGTTAATTAATTTTTGCATTATCGTCTTCCTTTTTAGCGATTGATGGTGCTTTTTTTGCAGGAGCACCTGCTTTAGCAGGACTCAATCCAAATGCAGCAAGCGATCCACTGAATACTGATGCGATAAATGTAGGATCAAAGTCTAAGATCTTTTGACCATTGGGCAGGCGTACATAACTGAACGTTAGAAGGGATGCAGACCAGATTAGGACCACAACTTTCACTAGATTACCAAGAACTTCACTTTTATCTTCATCGCTATCCTTCTCTCCAGTTACGACTGGTTTTGTTTCAGTCATATTTATAGAGTTAAGCAGCTCTATTTAGGTTTCTGGAGTTTGTCTTTTCTTTCCAATGTTATACTTGGACTCTAGTGACCATTCAGTTTTTTCTTTATAAGCAATCACTTTAATTTGACTGAGTGGTGCAGCATCTTTGACAGAATCTTCTTTTACAATTTCTACCAATCCCCAATCAGATAATAGTTTGATAATACGATTCCTACGCTGCAAATCATTCTCAGAAAGGTTTGATTTCTTGCCATCGAGAGCAAACAACTCTTTAAAGTGAACAATATAATACTGACCTTTCTTATGGAGAATGTGACAGGATTGATAGAGTTTCTTTTCTTTACGAGAAGCAACACCAATGCGAGTGAGTGTTTCACGAACCTTCAAAAAATCATCGGGTTCTTTCAAAATCACTTCAACCATATCATCTTTAGTCCATTGAACTTCTTTAAGTTCATTCATCTTTTACCCCCTTTATTCAGTTTATCTTTGATGAATTCAATTTGTTCAGGAGATAAAAGTCTTAATGCCTGTACCGCTTTCTCGGTTGAGTAACCATAGAACTCTTTTACAATCTCAAGATCTTTCACCTTTTCCTTCTTACCCCAAGGAGAAAATCTCTTACGGGGTCTCACGGTATTTATAAAGAATTCATACTGTAAACGTTTGTCAAGATGTTGACACTGGTTCATCTCGTTAGCAAACATGACGGTATCCATATGATATCCAAGACATTTATTGATAACATACGGAGAATAATTTCTTTCCCATCCAGGATCATCAGTGTCCATAACGTTATCTTTATTCAAATTAATAGAGTTTAGATAATCCTTGAGAGGATACCTATCATCATACTTCTTCATTTTGCGACTTACGATGTACATTATTTTCTTTGGGGGTTACCCAACGCAAATTACTAACATGGTTGTTACTTGGATCGTCATCAATGTGATCTACAACAGCAGTATCACGAACCCATTCCTTTGCTGCTTCGGGCATATCATCCCAACAATCTGCTAAACTGGCAGGAGGAAATTTATCAATTGGCATCCATGTCTCTGCTACACAACGGTGGACAGAGACAGTAATCTTGACACTACTCTTTGCGGCATACGAATTACGAAGCGAATAATCATAATCATCAAAAATATGTTTGGGGATAGAAAAATCGCATTGTAGACAAACCAAATGTTGATCGTTGCTACCTACAGGTCTAGATCCATTGCGACCAGTGTTTTGGAGACGCATATGCTTAGAACGCATTGCCTTCAATTGTTGCCCACGCTTGGTGCTAAGAACTAATCCCTCTTTAGAAACATAGTAGTTAGGAAGTTCTTTTTGAAATCGAACGATTTGTTTGAATTCGCTTTCGTTATTGAAGATTGTCATTGTATTAGTTGGATTAGAATGTGTAATTGAGGAGTAGGAGTTCCTTTCTTTTGATCTGATCGGTCATGTACGCCCCTACAGATCTCATAGTATATGTATGATCATACTCGTAAGGGGTCCAATCAATGAACCGATCCTTAATAATATTATCCGAATTGTAACTTACCATCTGATCACACTTAGCACCATCGCAGTCAGAGAAAAATTGATCATGATCAAATCCTTTATGCATATTACCTTTCCTACCATAGAGATTTGATTTGATCTCATAGGGAGGATCTAGATACAGGAACGATTCCTTATCATCTGTTAATAATTGCTCATACGACAGGTTAGTAATTTTCCAGTTTTGGATGAGTTCTGCATAGTAGGGGAGTTTATTGATTCCTCGCACACTAAAGTTTGAGTCTGAAGCTTGCTTGCTGAAGGAACTCGATTCTGTAAGACCAGAAAAAGAGCACTTGTTAACAATATAGAAACTGACAGCACGAGCCGTAGCATCACATTTTCTGGGTTCGTTAGCGAGATACTCTTTAGATTCCAAGAAAAGAACTTTTGCCGAACTGGGGTCAGGGTGCCTCTGTTTAAGTTGGATAAGTTGGTTCTTAATTTCATTACCATTCTCTTTCAGTTGTGTCCAAAAAGTATACAAAGGTTCGTAAAGATCATTCACCCAGATATCTAGATGAGGATACATTTGTGTGATATACAATGCTACAGAACCACCACCCAAAAATGGTTCACGAAATTCTTTGTAGTCAGAAAACAAAGGGAAAAACTGTGCCATTTTTTTAACAGCACGAGACTTGCCACCAGGATAACGAAGAGGTGTTTTCAATGCGGTCATAAGATGAGTTTCTTGGTGGGGGTGACGATGTTTGAATACATTCTACCATACTGCTCGATGATTTCAGGAGCAGGATCTGTAGAAAACACAATTGTTGACCTAGGGATCGTCACCTCGTCCAATGCAGGATCTTGTAGGGGTGCCCAAGGTGCAAAACCTAATGTCCCTTCTTGTCCAGAAAGCATAGCAACAATAGGATTCCTGATAGTTACAGTATCGCTGTCTTCACTAACAACATCTGCGATAACGTTTTCTGCGCTCATCATTCGGATGTATTGAACAGTCATTTGTTTACCTCAATATAAGTTTTAAAAGAATTTGCCATGTCGCGATAACCAGATCCGACATAGATTTGACCAGCAACTACAGCAACTGTTGCAATGCCCCAGAAAACATAGTACCAATGAGACTTAATTTGTTTGATCATTTGAACTCACACTCCAACATAATTTGAGTAAGACAAGCAAGAAGATTGATTTCTTGGTCAACAACAAATGCGGACTTGTATTGATACTCAGCAATGATTAGAACTGCTGCAGCAATACTAGGACCCTTCATAGAACCGCAAATATGATCATAGAGTTTACGCATGATTGATGAGGGATCAGCATCAAGATTTTGAGTCACCCACTTCTTAACATCATTAAACTTCTTATCCTTCAATGCCGCTACAAGAGTATCAACATTAGCATCGCCTAACGTCGCCAGAATGCCAGTGTCGATAACCCCTGTGGTGCTGTATCGTTGGAGTTCGTTGAGAGTTCTTCGGAAATCTGGGAAGTATTTCTGGACGACTTCTGCAACAACTCTCGGAGCGAAGGTGACCTCCTCGCGCCCGAGGATATCTTCACAGCGTTTAAAAAACTTAGCAGCAAGTTGCTGTTTGGTTTGACCTCGGACATTAAATTCTACAACCGTCGTTCTGCTATGTAGTGGTTCAATAATCTTATTTTTGAAGTTGCAAGTGAATATGAACCTACAGTTTTTTTGGAACTCTTCGATACTTGCACGAAGGAGAAGTTGGACATCTGGTGTTGTGTTGTCTGCCTCATCAATGATAAGAACTTTGTGACGAGCAGTAGCAGTGAGAGACACAGTAGAAGCAAAGGATTTTGCTTGATTGCGTACAGTGTCCAAGAATCGACCTTCATCTGATCCATTGATAACATAATAATCTGCTCCAAGTTCACGACATAGTGCTTTAGCAATAGTAGTCTTGCCAACACCAGCAGTACCAGAGAGGAGAAGATTTGGGATCTCACCCTGCTCTAGGAACCCCTTGAAAGTTTCTTTGATAGCATCGGGGAGAATGCATTCCTCAATAGTTTGAGGACGGTACTTCTCCACCCACAGGAAGTCATTCATCAGTTGTTAGGTTCGGTTGCAATAAAATACTTCAGGTTCATATCAAGACAATCAAATCGAGCAACTCCAGACTTACTAATAGTAACACTATAATCTACACTGCGCTTACCAATTTCTCGCGCAAGATTCAAATTCTCAATTTTCAAACAATAGCAGAACTCTTCATCCGTTTCACCAAGAGAAACAGCAAAACTGTTTGATGTTTCATTCTTTTTATCGACAACTTGTAGTTGCATTTCGCCGTCATGACCAAAGATACACACGTCAGTCAACATATACCACTGAGCAGCATTGATGATCTTGTTAAACACCGAACTAGTAAGATCGAATTTAACGTCCTCAGAAGGAAGTTCGATTTCCTTTTCGGGTGGTTGTGTGATAATGTCAGGGTCGGCGTAGAAGAAACGACTCTTGGTGGAACCAATCTCATCCTTGACAGTCACGTAATTAGATTGAGACGTGTCGATTACAGGATTACTGAATAATGCCAGACCCCTAATAAATACGCCAAGATCGTAGATGGCAAGTTCGGACTCAAACTCTTCAGAAACTTCAGCAATTGCAAGAATGTTTTTATTCAAAGCAAGGGTTGAAATTTTGTTGCCAGGTTTAATGACAATTGATTTGTTGATAGAACTAAAGTTCTTCAGGATATCAATTGTTGGTGTGGAAATTGCAGTCATCGGTTGGGGTACTCTTCGGTCTTGGCGTTTTTGTCGTTGAAGTGCATCAACAGCACAGCATAGTGTAGAACTTTTAGAATGTCACGTCTAGCAGTTCCTTTCTTGTCGTAGCGTGAAGCATACTTCAAGATGTTAGAACGGCAGAATGACTCACCATCTCCACATGCTTCAATCAAATCTAAAGTCTGAAATCCTTCAGGACCAGCAGAGTAGTGTTGACTGTAAGTGGATAGGATGTATTCTTTCAGTTCTTGAAGAATGGCATCCTCATCGTATTTGTTCATAGTTAATCAGAATTGTTGACAGGAATTTTCATGAAGGTCAGGTTCCTCCTGAGTATAATCGGAATCCTCTCCTGCGTCAACCTTTGTATAAAGATCTAGAAAGGATTGCTTGGTGTCATCATCAAAACGATTGACACACTTAGTGATAGCATCAAGACGATCACCAAAGATACTGTACGCTTGAACGATGTGGACCAGTCGGCGGGTAGTAATAACTTCATCAACACCACCGTCGAAGAAAGTTTTACGAATCACTCCTGCCCACTTGATTAGCATCTCGGCAAACTCTGGATCGCATTTGTTGTTGATCAAAATTTTAGTTTCTACCGTAGCGGTAGGATATTCTTGCTCAAAGGTAACTGGAAAACGTTCGAGGAATGCTTCATTGAGAATATTGGTTCCAACAAAACGACCGTCATCGCTGCCTTTACCTTTAGTATTTGCAGTTGCAATAACATTGAATCCTTTGGTAGGTTTTACATATTTACCAATTTTCTTAAGGAACACTCCCTTGCCCTCAAGAACAGATTGCAGACACAAGATCTTATTAGATGCTAGGTCAATCTCGTCTAGAAGAAGTACAGCTCCACGTTCCAAAGCTTCGATGACTGGACCATTATGCCAAACAGTGTCACCATTGACAAGGCGAAAACCACCAATAAGATCGTCTTCATCAGTTTCGATTGTGATGTTGACACGAATCAACTCTCGCTTTGCTGTTGCACATGCCTGCTCAACTGAGAGGGTCTTACCATTGCCTGAAAGACCTGTGATAAAGACAGGGTAAAATTGATTAGAGGAGATAACCTTGCGAACAGATGCATAGTTACCAAACTGGACATAGGAAGCATCTTTATCTGGGATGTAGTTTGCGGCAGAAGTTGCAGATGGGGCAACATAAGCACGTTCAATTTCCTGAACACTTAAGTTCCATTTCCCCGTACCAGATTTATAAGACTGGAGGCGCTTGACAGCAGTAGCATATGATACATTCAACTGCTTTGCTGCTTCACGAATATTCTTACATCCTACTTCTGAACCGACTGTATCGTTAAGGTACTGAACAAGTTGTTCGGTGGTAACAGGATTTGGAGCGAAGGGCATTGGTTTGTTTGTTGTCTATACAGATATTATAGCAGATGATTCTGCTGTGTGGCAACCCAGTGGACAGTTATTCTTTTGGACCATGCTTCCTTACCAGGCTCATCCAGAATGCATAGGTAAGTTCTGATGGTCCCTCCAGGAAAGCAACCACTTTGCCATCATTAAGTCCAACTAATGTTGGTGTCCCTCGTACTTTACAATATTTTGCAAAGTCTTTATTGTCATTTATGTCAGTTAACCTGACAGTTTTGTCCCAATTAGGTACTTTTTTCAGAAGATTTTCAACCATCATACATGGTCTACATCCCTCAGCAACAAATAATCTAATTTCGTTCATGCGATTTGCTCGATAAATGCGTTAAGAATAGTCTTATTGGTCATTTTAGAACCCATGTGCTTCTTGAATGCACGAGTAAGTTCTGCTTTAGTTGCAACCTCATTTTTGGTTTTAACTTCTAGGTCTTGAGTTCCCATACCAGTATACTTATCTGGCATGAAGAATGATTCAGTGAAACCTAAATCATTTTTGACAGAAGCAAACCTTTCCTTTCTCCATTGCTTTTCTATAGATCCTATAGTTTTATAATCGAAATCCCTGATCAAGCGATTCAAATCATTCTTGCTGCAAATACGAATACCGATCCAGTTATAATCAGTAATCTCTCGGAAGAAAGATACAATCTCTTTGGTTGTATTATATGGACTAGTGCTAATCTTGCGTTGATATCCAGTAATAGGATCGCGCAAGACAATCACTTTAGAGTGTAAGTGGCAAAGGTATCTCTGACGAAACTTAGTATCCACATGAATTGTAATGTCATCAGGGAATGACTGTAAGAAACTTATTGGATTTGCTTCCCCATCAGTAAGAGCAATTACATTTACTTTCTGTACGTTCTCTGTTCGCTTAAGATTTTTTACTAATTGACGAGTACAAAGAACTGCCTCAACCAACGGTGTGCCACCCAAACTATAAGATGAATGATAACTCATAGAATAACCACCCATAGCAAATGCTTGGAGATAGACAGCAAGCATAGATCTTTCTAAAGATTTGCTATTTTGTTTTGAAGAAAATAATTCTAAGAGGCGGAAATCATTATCAATTGAAAGATCAAACTCAGTGAACTGATCTTTTATAGTTTGTGTCGAATCTCTCCAGGAACTAGAGAATGCATAGACTCGAAAAGGAAGTCCACATTTTTTAGCAAACCATAAAAGATTATAAGTTTGCTTAAGAGTATCAAGCAATTGATACTGCATAGATCCAGACCAATCAACATGCATAATCAGACCATGATTCTTACCTTCCTTAACCACAGTTATTTTTTTAAAGATGTCATCGGTAATTTTATACTTGTACAGAGAGTTTGTATTGATAACACCAGTTTTAGCAGTTGCCGAACGCTTATATTCGTCAGCAGATTTTTTCATTTCAAATTGTTTGACAAGATACCCAACACTCTTTTGCGCGTCTTTCTTAAATGTATTGTAATGCTGAATAGCATAATCTAATTTGCTATCATACATCAGAGTTCCTCTTTGAGAATCCATATAATCCATGATGTCATCTTGAATTTTTTGATAAGGAACAATATAAGGTTCAACATCAACGGTAGGAAGAGTTAGATAGATCCATTCCTTGGCATTCTCATCAATCAAACTCTCAAGTGCTTCTTTCAAAGCAGCGTCGGTGATAGATTCAGTTTCATCAGTAGGACCGTACTGCGATATATCACCGTACTCATTATTTCTTTCACGACGCTCTGCTTCTTCTTGCATCTCTTCGTGAGTCATATCCTGATCTTCTCCTTCACTAGATGGAGTTACCTCATCATCAGGTTGTTGATTAGATTCTTTAGATGGCATATCTAAATTCATATCATCTTTTTCATCTTCTTTATTATTAGCATATTCCCAAAGGTCTCTAGCAAGATTAATAACATCATCAAATGTTTTAGTATTGCCAACTCTCTCTACCCAAGTAGATTCTTCATCTGTAAATGGCATCGAAGGATTACCTTTATAGTACAGATTGATACGATCAATAAAAGAAAGTTTTTTAGGATCTTCATGTTTTACGCCAAAGAAATCGTCATCCCAAAGTTCTTTGTATCCTTCAAAGAAGGATTTACGGAGACCAGGATAAGTATTCTTCATCATCTTCTCGATACGGGCATCCTCTAGGATGTTCACAAATGCCTTTGAGACCCCTGGGTAATCCTGTGGAGGAGTATAGAGTGCATGTCCCACCTCGTGCCCTACTAGAAGGTCATATACAGTGTTGCTAGCGGTCTTCCAGATAGGAAGGATAAGGATGCGTTTGTCTACATCAAATGCAGCAGTACTAACTTGACGATGCTCAACAGTCAAGTTTTCAGTTGCCATCAGTCTGGCAAGAGTTCCTTTTACTTCCTGATTGATCATGTGCGTTTCTGAGATGCTTTTATTATAGCAGAAAATCCACCCCATGTGCAAGGGGATGGACAGTTCTTTAAGCGAACACTCCCTGCTCCTTGAGGTGGTGTAGGGTTTCTTTCAGATTTCCTATGTGTTTAGAACCGAGAGCAACTTGGGGATATGTTGCATCTTTACCAAATTCTGCTTCAAATGCTCTCTGAGTAAAATGCATATTTAAAACATACTCATGATAATCAGCACCTAAATGCTTTACCAAATTTATAACTCGTTCGCATTCTTGAGATCCGTTTGTGTAGACTACGCATGTGTTGTCAATCATATTCGATTACTATTTTGTTTTCTTGGTATTCGACTGTAGCATTTAGTAGACCACCTGCTCTTCTGATAAGAGCAAGTCCTGCAATCTTATCTGCCTCAGGACCAGATTTAGGTTGCTCTCTATATTTCTTCCACATATCAGCAACCATATCAACATTATGAACAACACCAATGTGTTGTGGTGGTTGTGATTGCCACTTATCAATTGCTTCCTGTGTAGGAACAGCAATTCGGAAAGGAATATCTTCCTCAATGAACTCTTCATTCATTTTTTGGTAAGTTTCAGGTGTGATTTTCATACCCATTCTGGTTTGCGATGTGGTAGTCGTAAGTAGTTATAAGATACCCAAGGTTTGGATGCAATGTACATTTTATATGCATCGATAGTAGAAATACTATCGTCAAACTTATACTCTTCTGGCATTGCACGAACGAAAGGTGTATGGTCGCCCCATGATACATAGGGGATAATCTCGTCAGCAGCAATAAGAGTCCTATAGCAGGTATGGTTTTTTCCATACCGATTATAATACTCGTCACATAATGCAATGCCATGAGTAAGCAACCATCTAGCGTTTGATCTAGTCTCGTTTGCCCACTTAGTACAGGGGTGATTACGGAATGCTCCCTTCTCTGTAGCATAGGGTGTGCCGTCTTTCTTAGGTAATGTACCATAACCATGCCCCCACTTGTCTGAGGCGACTATAGCGAGCATCTGACAGGTCTCTAGGGGCATCTTGACGATGTGCTTGTCAGGTAGAACCTTTGCAGACTTCCATGGATCTTGGTCAGTAACAAAGATGTTCATAGCAAATGCGATACAGAGATCACTAGGAGGAATGTAACCATAATAACGATGTCCCAAGATTTTGTCCTTACAAAGTAAGGAATTGAAATACTATCACCCACCATCTGCAATACGACACCAAGTGTTGTATTGATATGAAGGATAGTAAAGTAAGCAATGATTACAAGACCACTACCCAATACTCTCATCGGAACAGTAATGTTCATTTTTTGACTCAACCCAACAAGGTTTGCATAACGAATTTTTGTATCTTTTCTCGGACTGGACATAGCATCCAACCTGAGGACATTCATTCGCTGGAAACATTTTACCACATCCAACGCATTTTGTCTCCCACATTTTCATTTAATAAATCTCTCCTTTAATAATACCTTCACGGTTTTTTAATTTCCATACGATGTAGTCCATGGTGGGGACACACTGGGGATTCCATCCAGCAAAAGTGGAGTGTTCTCCACTTGGAATCTGCCAACAGGGGGACTCATCGTTTTCAAGATCTAGTGACTCACGATATGCATCATCACCAAACATAACAACTGCTCTCTCTGCTTGATTCAAACTACCAAAGCAAGCAAATCCATTCTTCTTAATGATGTCAGGGATGTGGTGTTTCATTTACGATTTTGCTCTGCAGTTTTTTCTCTATGACAATCGTAGCACAGAAGTTGACATTTCTCAATTTCTCTCCATTGTCTCTCTGTCATAGTTTTACATTCCATTCTAGGACGGGGATCGAATTCTTTATCTTCTTGGTTGATATGGTCTAATTCCAATCTTTCATATGTTCCACAACCAATACACCCTTCATGATTGTCGCGTTCTTCAAAGAACGCAATGACTTGGGAAAAATTATTTGCAAATCTTTCTTTTCTAATAGATGCTCGGTCTATTGACCAACGTGCTTTTCGTTCTCTAACTTCAGGTAGTTTATTGCGAGCAATCTTTTTTGCTTTTGCTTCGGGTGTTAGGCGAGCATATTCTGCTTTATGATCTCTCATTATAAGGTTCTCTCCAATCTATTTGTTGCTTGATCAGGAAAGTCTCTTGGTCTGCTATCAGTAGCATTGTCAGTCTTAGGAGAACCCTCGTTCGCCTTCATAGTGTGTTGATAGTTTGGTCGTGGGTATCTCATATAGAATGGATCAGGCATCCAATATGTTACCTGCCATTCTTGTTCGGGACATAGTTCAAGATGCTTCTCTACACTATGAGAGAAACTACCGAGTTGAATGTATCCATCGTGAGTGATACATCTGCCGTTGCCAGCATCAACTACG